CCGCCATGCTCATCCTCGATCTACTGTACTACTACCAAACCTCGATCACTCTGTTCGTGATCTTCTACTTCACACCCTCAATCCTGCTCATTATAGGAGTTAAACAATGTCTGAAAAGACTACAATCATCGACATCGGCAACTCAGTCCTCTGTGATAGCTGCAACGAAGATTACACGAACAGCGAGAAAGAAGGCGGGTTCATCTTCAACCGCAAAGCAATCTGTCCACAGTGTGCAAAAGATTGGGAAGAAGGTGCGAAGAAATACGGTGAAACCAAATACATCACAAGTCGCTGTGCAGCAGGTCAGTCTTTCAAAGCTTTCGTGTTAGCTGAGCGTGATGGTGACAACACCATTACCATTCAGGAGCTATAGAGAATGTCTAGGAAGATGCCGGAGCATGTAGCACAGCAACGTGCACAAGCTGCTGCTAAACGCACAATACCACTACGCCGTCCTAGTGAGCGTGCTGAAGCATATGACGTATTTCGTCGTATCAACATGCACGATGGTGCTAAGGACGTATGTTGGGAGTGGAAAGGTGCACATGGCCTCGGCACTCGTGGTGAATATCGCCCTCGTGTCGTAATAGGCCGCCGTGATTACTACGTCTACCGTATCGTGTATGAACTATATACAGGGTACAAGCTACAAAAGCATGAAGTCGTGCGTCACCAGTGTGACAACAGTTGGTGCTGCAATCCCTACCACATGCTAATAGGTACACAGAAAGACAACGTACAAGACATGCTCAAACGCGAGCGTGTAGGTCTAAAACACTTCCATGTGCGTCGTATCATGCAGATGTTAGAGATTGGCTGCACTACCAAGTATGTGAGTGAGAAGATGCGCGAAGGCTACAACCTGTCGCTAGATGCCAGTGTCATTCGCAAGATCAGACTACGTAACATCTACAAACACATCGAATGGCCTTGGGGTGATGAGTACGCTAGACAACGTGAAGCACGTGCTAAGGCCGTCCAAGATAGGCGACTTGCATCTGTTTCTCAGTGTGCTACAATAGACAACAATGAGAACACGGAGACTACCAATGAGATTGAAAAAGGAGAAACTTCCAATGAAACCGACTAATGCAAAACCACTGCCGCTTGAAGCTCGTGCTGTACAGTGTATAACACAATTCGCTGCTCCCAAGACAACTCAAGACAGCGTAGATCAACTATGCGCTGAGTTCGCAACAGCCTACCTACTACGTCAGCAGTCAGAGAAGCGCTACGAAGCTATCAAAGCGCAAGTAGTTGACGTATATGAGAACGACATTGCTGGCATGCGTAACGAAGCCAGCAACTCAATGAACAAAGTCTCCCACATCATCAGTGGTGAAGATTGGAACCTCAAGCTGTCAGTGAACAAACCTGCAACACGTTGTGATGTCGATGAACTGCGTACAGAATTAATCAAGCAGGGTGTCAACGTAACCATCATCGACAGAGCCATAGGCAAGGTGAGTAAGAAAGCAACACCAGCATTGATCATAGCTGCACAACCTGCAGAGTGAGTACTCAACATGCCCGACGACAAGAACAACGTCGTCAAGTTGCGCCAGCCAGCGGTAGCATCGAAAGGTGCTACTGCTGCTGGCGTTTCTGTTGATGATGTGATAAACCCTAAGTCGCTGCTCAACATGACAGATGTTGAACAGGACGTATACCTGCAGCAACTCCGCGAACGGCGTATGCGTGCTGCAGAAGTGCTGCGTGCTGCTCGGCAGAATAGAGCAAGAGCCGAAAGCATAACAGCAATGGTGAAGCTTGAACGTAAAGCTGATCAAGTAGAGAAGCAGCTTGAAAAAGCCACCAAAGCGCTAGATAAGCTAGAAGAACTTATCTATGCCCTCAGAGCGCTCAATCTCCAACACACAGATGTAGACATAACTCAGACGGAGACATGACGATGGTGAACTATGTACAGCGCGCACGTGATGTGCGTTTGCTAATCAAGCAAGATGGCGTTGAGCGTGGTTTGATTAAGGCAGTAGAACGCCTGAGTGAAGATAACGAGATGCTGCGTCAAGAGTTAGCGGGTGTTGTTAAGACAGTCGATATGATGGCTAACATCGTGTCTGACATATCTACTGTAGGTGCTAAGCTGAAGAACGAGTTTATGGAGCTACAAAAGAAGTTCAGAGCAGGGATAGGAGAAGAACATTGACAGACCTAGAACGCCTCGAATTAGTACTCCGTCGCGTGCACAGCGACCTAAGCACAACTTCACGCTTCGCTGTCTCTGATGAGTTGTTGATGTTGAAGTGCATCATTGACGAATTGTCGAAGATGAATGCAGACGTTAACAGGAGGCAAACTGATGTTGATTAAACCTACTACAGACAAAACACTGCCTTGGGTAGACTACTCAACACTCAGCGCAGTCAACACATGCCCACGTTGGGGCCTCATACACAGTTGGCACGGCAAGCACTTGTCTGCTGGCGTTGAGCGCGTACTACCTCTTGAAGCTGGCAGAGCTATGCACGATGTATTCGCTTGTGCTCGTATATTCGATGCACTGAGTGCACACACAGAGCAAGTGACCGCCATTAACCAGTATGCAAATCGCCTCTTCGCAAGTGACACCACACCTAATCGCTGGCAAACAGCACTAGAGTACTACAACAACGGTGAAGATGCAGAGACACGTTGTATGCAGATGGCACTCTCTCTGCTAGAAACATCAGGCTACCATGACGATCCGCGTGACACGAAGCGAACACAAGCTAACTTGGAGAGCGCTGCTATCTCCTATATCCAACGCTACCCACTGGGCCGTTTTATCCCTATCATCGACGCTAAGACAAACACTATCGGCGTGGAAGTACCCTTTGACATTACGCTTCAAGGCTTGGGTGTTGATGTTCCTGATATTAGACTTGTTGGCCGTGTTGATGGTGTTTGTACTGATGCACTTCGCAAGTCAGACCTCACACCAGAGGTCCACGAAAACAAAACAGGATCGCGCATCGACACCGTATGGAGTAGCAGCTTCGATACAAGTCATCAAGTCACCGGCTACTGTGTTGCTATGTCATGCGTTCTCTCAATGCCAATACACAATGTCACTATGTGGGGACTTCAAATACCTGTCCCCAAAGCCAGCAGCTACTCAGACGGCATTATGCGTTATCCGACTAGTCGAACCGATGAGATGATCTATGAGTGGGCTGAGTGGGTCATACACACACTCGACATCATTAAGAAGTACCAAGACGACCCAACTAACGCACCTATGTACACACATAGCTGCAATCGCTACTTCCGTGCTTGCTCTCTTATTCCATTGTGTACAGAGAACAGAGAGCGCCGCTTGCACATATTCAACAACGAGATGCAACAACTGCGCTGGTCACCACTTGAACAGGAGACAATGGTGTAGCTATGGAACTGATTATAGAGAAACCAATCGACATACCAACTCGCCTCTCCTGCATACTGTGGGGTGATAGTGGCAGCGGCAAAACAACACTCGCAGCTACAGCCCCCGGTCGCAAACTATTCCTAATGCTAGACCCTGACGGTGACATGAGCATTAGAAACATGCCCGACTGGCAACGTATTAACCTGAGTAAAGAAAATCCTGTCGATGTCGTCAAGGAAGGTATGAAGCCTGAACCTTACGGCATCAGCACACTGCTCGCTGATTTTGACACCTTGATTGTCGATAGCCTTACCAAGTTCAGCGAACATGCTCTTCAGTACGCTGTGCGCGTTGCTCCCAAGAGTAGCATCGAGCAACCCGGCCTCAATGGGTACGGCTTGCGTAACATATGCGTATCGTCGCTCATCTCCAACACGTTGCGTGTAACAGGTGCATTGAACAAGCACGTGATCTTCATAACGCATGAAAAGGACGCTGATCGAAACAACGATGGTGCCATCGTTAGCGTGAGCATGTTGTTGGGTGGACAACTGCCTAACATCACTAGCAAGGACATCAGCGAAGTTTGGAACGTTCGTGATCAAGGTGGTGTTCGACATATTGCTATTCGCCCCGAACGTTTCCGCTCGCCTATGAAGTCACGCATGTTCGACATGACAAGTAAGACATCTTTCATCTGGAAGTACAACGCTAACACTCTCAAAGGTCCTACCATAGCTGAATGGTGGCACGAATACACCAACAACGGCTATGCTAAACTAGACCTCCCCAAATAGAGCTACTGCTGCCTAGCACTATCCGTAGTAGCTCCAACCAACACACACGCTAGTTGTAGCGGCTTGCTAGCGCTTCTTATGTGTGCAATCATTAAGCCGCTCAAACAGGAGAACCTACAATGGGATTGTTGACCTTTAGCTCTAACATTGCAGACGCGGAAGCACCTCCACAGCTTCCTGCAGGTGAATACAAGTGTGTATGCACCGCTGCACAAGACAAAGTGGCAGCATCGAGCGGTAACCCGATGCTGACACTCACTCTGCAAGTACCTTCATCTGAGTTCCCTGCAGACTTCGACCCCGGTGAAGGTGTTGATGCTCAGACATTCACACTTAACGTGGTGTCACGAGACATCCCCGCCGACAGGTGGCGTATGAAGAACACTTGCAAAGCCTTCGGTGTGCCTATGTCGAATAACATCGACCCTAACGACTTCGTTGGTCGTGAGGCTCGTGCACGTATTCGCATGGGACAAGACCTTGAAAAGAACCCACGCGCTGAAGTGGGCCAAGTTCTGCCTCTCTAGCTTGACATCACTCACTCATCAGCTATAACAACACAATGCTAGGCGGCTACACAGTCGCCTAGCACATTCCTGAAACTCTTGCAAGGAGAATTGCAATCATGGCTACAGCACCTCAAGGTTCTACAAAAAAGAAGGCAGCTAATCGCGCACCTCAGAAGCGCACATTCCACTTCTTCCTTAAAGTTGTGGATGAAGCTGGCAATCCCATTCAGGGTGCCAAGCTGAAAGTTGATCGCATCATCAGCGATGCACGTAAGGTGATCGAGTTCATGGATACTCCAGATTATCCTAGCCTCGGCCTGACGCGCGTCAAACATGAGGTGATCAGCACCCGCCGTGGTGAACAAGACGGAGCTACGCAAGTCGGCTAGTTTAGGCTAGCAGACGAGTGCCACACGGCGGTTTAACATGAGTTGAGGTTAAGCAAACACCCGACCGTGTGGCACTCTTTACTATAGGGCAGTGGCAGCTATAGCGTAAGACCACTGCTATAACTAAGCGCGAAACCTAGCGCAGCAAGGACATACAATGAATAGCAATGGCATCGTTCTGGATGCAGAGCAACGCAATGCAGTAGACATGTGCGTTGACACAACAAAGCGCTTAGTCTCCGTAACTGGCGAAGCGGGTACAGGCAAAACAACAATCATCAAAACAGTTTGCAACAGATTACAAGCCAGCAAAATCCCATTCACAATCGCAGCACCCACAGGCAAAGCCGCTCGTCGTATACGCGAAGCTACTGGACACCACGCACAGACAATACACAAGCTGCTCGAATTTAATCGTCCCGATGTAGACGAAGAGACAGGCGAAGCTACCTCCGCTAGCGTTCCACGCCGCACACGTTTCAACCCACTTGAAGAAGATGTAATCATCGTAGATGAGTATGCGATGGTGCCTACAGGCTTGCATCGTGACTTGGTTGCAGCAATAGGCTCAGCATGCTTGCGTACATTCGGTGATGTGCGACAACTACCACCTATTGAGAACGCTGACTTAGCCGATCCTACCTCCCCGTTCCAACGCTGTTTAGAGAAACCAAACACCGTCACACTGCAAAACATCTACCGTCAAGCAGAAGGCAACGGCATCATTGAAGCTGCTCGCCGTATAACTCGCGGTCAGTTCTTCACTAGCAACGAAGATGTACATATACACATCGAAGATGCTGTGCTGTATGCGTTGAACCAAGAGCTAGCTAAACGTGATACAGATTGGTGTTCGTTAGACAACCAAATCATCAGCCCTGCACGTAAGACAGACGTAGGTACTATGCGGTTGAACAGTCTACTACAAACACGCTTCAACCCCGGCATGCCTAAAAAGACCGAACTCCCACGCAACAAGTGGGAGATTAAGAACCGCGTGTTTGTTAGTGTAGGTGACAAGGTTGTATGTAATACCAACTCGTATGACCTACGTGACTACAACGAACGCTATACTGAGTACACACCCGATGGTCGTGGTATCTTCGACACCTACATACCATGTCCTGACACCAAACAAATGCTCAATGGTGAAGTTGGACGCATACTAGACATAGACGACTACGGTGTATTAGAGATCGACTTTGGTGATCGCGTTGTTGAACTACCGCCGCGCATTGCAGACTACAGCTTACGTCGCCAGTTCCACTATCACTATGACCCGCGTAGGGCGATTGAGCTAGCCTACGCACTCACCACTCACAAGTGTCAAGGCTCACAGTATGACAACATCATCTACATCATGGCCTCATGTGCGTTCTTCAATCTCTCGCGTCCCAACTTCTACACAGGTATAACACGTGCTGCCAAGCACGCGACAATCATCACAGATCATCGTTCACTCAGTACATCGCTCAAGTCGTTGGGCTGGAAACGGAAGAAAGCAACATCATGACCACACCGACGCAAGCGCAGATAGAGGCGGCAAAAGCTGCGCTCTATCAAAGTAGAATAGATATTGGAGATCTGGCTGACGAACACATTGATGAAGCTATAGCAGCCGCCCTCACCGCCGCCGCGCAGGTAGGCACGTTTGAGGCAGGACCGGACGAGTGCGATACCGGCGTTGCGCTCACCAAGGCCATTGATGCTGTGCTGGTAGAGGACGCACCGTTGGTGAACCACACCATCGAACGCTGCGCTCAGGTGGCGGACAGTTTTCACGCCTATGACCGCCCCGCTGATGAAATCGCCGCCGCCATCCGCAAGCTGAAGGAGACAATATGAACACGGCTGAATTGAAAGAGCGCTTCACATTGCAAGCGCAGACTGCAGGCTTGCAAGTGGAGTGTGCTATGGGTGGCACGATGAATGCCACTCTCGCAATCATTGCAGAAGCTCCCGGCCGGAATGAAGTTGCTCAAGGCATACCGTTGATAGGAGGTGCTGGCAACATACTGTGGAAATCACTCCGCAACTACTGTCCATCTGTCAAACGTCACGAGTGCTACATCACCAACGTTGTCAAGCGTCAAGTCGCCTACGAGACAGACGTACAACGCAAACCTGTAGGCAAGCACGAGCTAACAGCATGGCAAGAACTACTCGTGTGGGAGTTAGAACATCTACCCAACCTACAACATGTACTGCTGCTAGGCAACTACGCAGTTGAAGCTATCTTGAACAAGAAGGGAATAACAAACTGGCGCGGTAGCGTTGTTCCCGCAAAAATAGGAATGCGCGAAGTGTCAGCGGTCTGTACTTACAATCCAGCATTCTGCGCTCGTGATCCTATGGCTCACATCATCTTCGACATGGATATAGCTGACAAACTCAACCCCGTTGTCCTCGGTAGGTTCAAACCACATGCAGTCAATGTCCACATCAATCCCTCATGCAAAGACGCTATCAGCTATATTCGCATGTGTCAGACCTCCCCTAATCCCGTCGCAAGTGATGTTGAAGTCATCTCTAACGAGACAGCTTGTGTCGGTCTTGCAGCCTCACCGCATGAAGCGATGTGCATTGCGTTCCGTAACGAAGAAGTCAACCTCTACACACAACAAGAAGAAACCGAAATACGTCATCGGCTGCAACAGCTTTACACAGCGCCGACTGTACGCATGGTATGGCAGAATGGCGGCTTCGATATGGCATGGCTATGGTTTAAGGATCGTATCAAGTGCAAGCCAGCGTACTCCGACACAATGCTTGGTCATCATGTGCTCTATCCTACCATGCCGCACGACCTTGGTTTCATTGTCAAGCAATACACAGCACACCCGTTCTACAAGAACGAGAAGGATGAGTGGCGACATACAGGTGGTGTGGATAACTTCTGGATATATAACGGTAAGGATTGTGCACTTACGCTTGCTTCAAATGCTCACATCATCGCGGAGCTACGTACACAGAAGCTAGACAAGTTCTACTTTGAGCACGTGATGCGCTTGCAAGCTCACTTAGTACTAATGACCGTCGGCGGTGTACTAAACGACATGCCGCTTCGCAATCGTATGCTCGACGAGCAAACGCCGGGGAATTTGTACGACGATTTGCAGCGTAAACTAGCTGCGTTCTATGCTGCAGTACGAGAAGTAACAGGTGATGCTCTCTATACACCAAACCCTAATTCACCGAAGCAGATGGCAGAGTTGTATTTCAGCAAGCTCAAACTCGTAGGCAGAGGCACCTCCACTGATGCCACGAACCGAGAGCTAATGCGTAAGCATCCGCGTACAAGCGTTGGGGCTAGAAGGATACTCGACGCAGTAGATGACTACATCACCGATGATAAGTTCTACTCAGTCTACGCCAGCGCGAAGCCTGACAGCGATAGTAGGATGCGCTGCGACTACAGGCAGACCGGAGTACGTTCTGCGCCCGGTAGGCTTAGCAGTGCGCAAACACTGTGGGGCAGCGGCGGCAATCTGCAGAATATCCCCGACCGTGCGAAGGAGATGTTTATAGCTGATCCCGATTGCTGCTTCATCTACATTGATGGCTCTCAAGCGGAGGCTCGCGTCGTCGGCTGGCGATATAACATCGCAACGTGGATCGACCAGTTTGAGAGGGCTAGGCGCGACGGCAGCTACGACTGCCACCGCGCTCTTGCCGCTGAGATGTTCAACGTACCGTATGACGAAGTTCCGGCCTTCGACCGCTACCCATTGGACGAAATCGCCGCGAAGCGAGATGGCATCGCATACAATGCGGACATGGCGGGGAAGCCGACAATCCGCTACATCGCTAAAAGGTGCCGTCATGGTCTTAACTACCGTATGATGCCTGACCGTCTAGCTCTAACAACAGGCTTGTCACTATCAACAGCAAGTGAGGCGTTTGTCAAGTACCACAAGTTGACACCTGAGTTGAAGCTAGGATGGCAAGCCGATCTGAACCGAGTACGCGGCGAACGTTCAATATATAACGCCTATGGTCGCCGCTATGTTCAATTAATTCCGGTGACAGAAGAAAGTACGGAGGCTATAGTAGCCTTCTATCCCCAATCGACCGTAGGCGACCACATCTGCCGCGTCATATATAAGTGTCACGATGATGACAAATGGCCTAAAGGCAAGGCACGCATAGCACTCAACACGCACGATGGATTGATAGGTATAGCGCACCACACAGTTGCTAAGCAGGCACTACGTGTAATGGTCAAACACGCAGAGACACCGATGCTGATAGGTGGCAAGCAGCTAATCATACCAGCCGAATGTGGTATCAGTGTGCCTGATGCTGGTGGTGTGCACAGGTGGTCAACGATCACGAAGGTTAAGCGAGCGGAGATTATATAACTTACGGAGGTTCCCATGATGTGCTATGCTACGGTGCCAACTCCCACACGTAGCGATGCCACAACATTGTGTGGAACCTCCACCAGCTTCACGCTAGAATAGCTGCGACTGGTGTGTTGTTAAGCGAGACAGCAGCGAAGAAGGAGTACTTCATGAGGCAAATGAGTGGAATACTAGCAGCACTCGTGCTGTTAGCTAGTTGTGGTGTTGGTCAAGCCGTCACACTTGGCGGTCAGAACTGGTCGTTCTCAGGAGTTGATAACCTGACACTGACACCAGTAGTACCGGGTGGCAATCAACCACAGAACGTCCAGTGCATCATCTGCGGTGAGAACCAACCGCAGCAATCAGCTACCTTCGGTTACACTGATTTCCACAATGCAGGAAACCAGTCTACCGAAGCATACTTCTCAACCAACGTACCGGGTGGTGCCAATCCCGGCTCTGACACTGTAGGTATCGGCTACGATGGCACGTTCTTGCGAAACTACCTAATCGCAAGCGGCGACCCGACATTGACGTTCTCTATCGGCGTTGATGTTAACGACACCAACAGTGCACAAACACTAGATGCATTCTACCTTCTAAACCTCACGACGCATGTTGTACTGGCGGCGTTCACTACACCAACAGTAGTGCCGTCACAGAACAACGGCACAGGGTTCCCTGACTATACACTGGGCACCTTCAACATCACTCTTGGGTCGGACATTCACATTGGCGATCAGCTCATCTTCTTTGCGCGTATCACTAACGCAAACGATGGTCCTGATAGCTTCTTTCTAATCCCAACCCAACAGGCAAACGAGACACCACTACCTGCAGCAGTGTGGCTGTTCGGTGGTGGCTTAGGTGTGTTAGCTATGTTGAGTAGGCGTAGGCGTAGGTCAAGAGGTGTGTGGGATAACTTACCACGAGTGGAGTTCTTACCTAAAGCTGCGTAAGTGAGTAGGGGGTGGGCAGCAACGCTCCGTTGCCCACCCTATTGCTCTTCATCACCTTCGCCAGCAGCAGCATTAGCTGATTGCGGCTGGCCTAATCGTTCGCGCATCATAGCATTCAATGAACTCATTGTAACACCGCGGCCTCGTACAAGCGGCTTTAGATACTGACCATACTTAGCTTCAATCTGTTGCTCAAGGTAGTTGATTGCTAGATGCCGTTGCATCAAGTTATCCTGCATCGCCTTCACAAACTGATTGTGCCGCTGCTGTCGTTGCTCACGTGGTATGTTGTAGTTGCTCGTGATACTACGATCAACAGCACCCATCTGATTGTATTGTTCCTTCAACTTCCCATACTCACCCGATGGATTTTGAAACTTCGTTATATCATCAGCAATCTTCAACAGCGTTAGATCAGTAAGTATCTTCTGCTGCACACCACCTGCTGCACTCGTCAACTGCTGCATCATCTGCGCCTTCTTACCCATCGTCGCATTGCGTATGCCTTTAATAGACTGCATGTCATTGTTAGCCTCACCTACATACGTCCATGCAGGTGTCATCGTTACTACCTTCTCCTTCCCTGTCCACAGCAGCGGTACATCTGGCGCTTTATCTTTAATGCGCTCATACACTTCATTCGTAGCTGCACTCAGTCCACGGTTGAAGTCGAACGCTTGCTTCGGAGTGATGCCACCATTAGTAGCACTGATGTCCCACTTCATAGCATGCAGTCCTATGTCAAGACCTGATGCTATATGACTGCCCATCGTACCGAATAACGCTTTCAACAATAAGCTGGTAGATGTACTAATCTCGCCCAACGGTGTAGTGCTCTCAGCTTGTGGACCTGCTCTAAACGGATTGCCGAAGCTGCGTATCATATTCCCACCGCGTACATCTGCTGTCTGTGGGTCAAGCGTCATGTTGTTAACAGCCAAGAGTGCTTGCATTGCAGGAGGCATAGCTGGCATTAAGCTATCCTTAAATGCACCGAACCACTGTGCATTCAGCGGCTTTGCTTCCATACCACTCGGCAGCAGGTTGACAGATTGCATGAACGCTGCTGTACCAGCTAGCACACCAGTGAAGTCAGGAGCTATTGGCAGCTTGTAGTATAGATCACGGCTGTATGCTAAATTACCCCCGTTGAACCAAGCTTCAGCCAGCTTCATCGTTGGTAGGTAGATGTACCTGTAGCGATCATAGGCTGGTGTACGCTCCCACAAATCTGACTTGCTCTCTTCATTCCAGAACGTGCGCCAGTATATGCCCTGACCATAAGCAGCCATCATAAATCCCAACCTAGGCAACACATACCACATTGTCTCAGGGCTACCCATCTGTCGCAGCAGATGATAAGTACCTAGTTTAGTCTGTGTTCCATAAGGAAATATCGCTTCAATATCACGTGTTATAATACTCTTCGCACGGACGGACATATCACCCCCCAATGCGTGTGTCTCATACACCAACTTGTTCATTACATCTTCAGGTATATTCCCTTTGTGTATCTTATGCAGTATGCCGTAGTTCTCAGTGTAGAACATCCTCTTAGGTGAAGCATATATAGCGTCTACAACGTTCTTGTAGAACTGCCACGCAGCCCTTAACGGCCCCGGTATTTTCTCATGCGCTACATTAAAGTGATCACGCACCTTCTGTATATTGTCCACACGCGCCGAGTAACCACGTGTCAATCCCTCACGTAGCATGCGATTGGTTGCTAACTCGTGTGACCATGATGCAGCTTTAAGCGCGTTCCTGCTAGCAGCTAAGAACAACACATCACCCATCGCTTGACGCATTACACCCATAGCAGGGTTCATGCTAGTCAGCCTGTCAGCAAATGCCCGCACACCTGTAGTAACAGTCAGATCAATCACGCCTTTGGCAGCATGATACACAGCACCTACTATAGCAGTAGGATCAGGTATGAACTTGAGTGGTATGTTCATCCACTTAGGTCCATACTTCATCACAATAGCACTAGCTGGCCCGAACGCACGGCTGTGATGCCTAGTGATCATGCCAACACTCAAATCATATGCAGCACCAATAGGTGCCCAACCGGGGTTGCCATAGCCAGTAGTGAATTGCTTAAACAACTTGCTAAACGCAGCGGGCACTGTGATAAGACCATGCATCAACTGCGGCTCTTGCCGTAGCATCGTTGCCCACGCTTCATCACCTAAACGCCAGAAGCGGAAGTGGCCTAGGTTCCACTCAGGTACTATACGTGGGTCAGCAAACATACGCTCAGCCCACTTGCTGTAGCGGGCAGTACCGAAGTGCCACACATCACCCCTGCCATCTGCCACTAGCTCCATGTGTCTGTTCTTATACAAATCAGTCTCATTCCCCGGCAGGTCTAGTCCATCCTTAAACGCAAGATGTCGCAACGACTGGTTGCGTACAAATGTCTGTGCACCATCAGCTACAATATGATCGACAAACATCTTCAGCGAACTGACAGGATGCAGTTGTGCAGTGATGCGTGTCTCTCTGCCAGTTACATTAGGCACCTTATTAGGCAGACTACCAAACGGTGTCTCCTGTGTGACAGACTTAGCACTGCCTTCACTCATCTTCCTGAAGTATTGCTTGGAGCTATACAACACGCTCTTCAATGTACGCTCAAAGCCTGTGGCACCATTCAACGGATCGTTCCTGCCGGGTATCCAGTAAGGTGCTCTAGCTAGCAACTCCTGACTTTCTTGCTTTGTCAACTTACCTGCCTTAATCCCTTCAGCATGTGCACGCTGTACAACCTCCCTGAACGCATCCTTCAACGCAACCTGCACAGGGTTAGTATCAGTAAGTGCTATCTCAGCACGATTGGTTATATTAGCAGGAGGTAGTTCAGGCAGCGCGTGTCTAGCTGACACATCACCCTCAACGAACCGTTTAAGATCAGCTTGTGCTTCAGCTAAATCACGCTTGATAGCACTCTTCGCTTGTGATGTGAGCGTTGGCTTCTCTAGTGCCTTCTCCAACGCAGCTATGTGCGATCTAGTAGCAGCTTCAATGCTGTCACGTTCGACCTTGTAGTTGATAGCATTGATAGCCTCACCAAATGCACGTTGTTCTACAGCAGGTGCGGAGTTATACACATTCTCCATGTTGTGCATAATATCCTGCACATGCGCTCTACGCCTGTCGGTCAGAATAGCACCCGACCCCATACGGTATGTCTGCTCTACTAGGTTAGCACTCTCTCTGCTATTCGTCTCACGTATAGCAGACACCATGCTACTACTTTCATCAATCAAGTTATCCCTAGTCCAACGAGCAAACTGCGTAGCTGCACCTAAACTCTCATTGTACGATGGCGGATTAGGATTGCGCTCATCACCCGCAACCATAACCGCCTCACCTGTCTTTGGATTAGGTGGCACACGTATATCTGATGCAGGGTCCTCTTTCAGCGCTCTAGCTGTATCACTCATCACAGTGTTTCTAATGACAGCAGCATTATGTCCGCGCATCGCCAGCGCTAGACCAGTAATAGCCGCTAACCCCGCGCCAGTTGCAGCTACCGCACTTATATTACTCTCATTCTCAGGGACATCAGTAAACAATGTCTCCTTACCACGCAGATAGCGCTCTCCCTGTTGCAAAGCTAGACCGATGCTAGCGTTAGCAGCTACGTTTAGAGGTGTATAAGGAACAGTGAGCGGAGTAACGAGTTCGGCAGCACGGAGTGCAGTACGGCTGACAGGATTATTGAATATCGCACCTGTGATAGCAGTACGACCAGCAACATTAGCCAGCTTAGCAGCAGCACCACCACCATAACCGACACCAGCAGTCGCCAGCACACCAGCAATGTCCTCTCCCATCGGGCGTTCTTCTGCTGTACGCTTGTCGCCTAAGAAACTACGTACAGTGTTACGCCATGCAGCATCAGCCCACGCGGTGCCAGCTAGTTGTGATGTTGTGAAGTCCTCAAACTCTTTAGACTTCATGTAGTTGTCGAGACTTTCATTCAATTCCTCATCACCCAAATCAGGTTCCTCTTGTCTCCATGTATTCTTAACAGTCTGTAGGTGATCTACAATGTGCTGTTGTGCATCTTCAACCTGATTTTGCCTAGCAAACTCTTCAAGGAATTTCTTATCCGTTCCATATGTATTGTACAATGCCTTGCCAGCAGACCACCCAAGCTGCGGCAGATATGCTATGCCAGTAGGTATAGCAGCAAAGTCTGTAGCTATGCTCGTTGCATAGTTGCCAAGTGTACTACCTAGACCAGCTTCCTGTTCATTATCATCTGTTAAGCTCATTGCTCTTCATCGTCCTCTTTCTTCGGCTCGTCTATGATAACCTTACCACTCTCATCACGACGCTTCTTAGGTGCGAAGTCTTTACGTGACGGCACAGCAGGAGCAGCACCACCTCCCGGCTTTAGCAACTCAGGTGGAATACTAGACGAACCACTCTTGCTAGCTGGCTTCGGTGTGATTGTAGGCAACTCACGCTTAGGTATAGCTAGAGGATCAACAGCGGGAGGCGGTGTAATGGCGATAGTCTTTACACTCCGCGGTTGATTTGCTGCTTTAGCATTACTACTACTGCCACCACGTAACAGCTTAGCAATCCAACTCAAGTCAATGCCACCACCACTACCACCCTGATCCTCTGTCATCCTGCCGTATATAGCGTCAGTAATCTCGCTGTTGGCAGCTTCAGGACTACCAACTACAGCAGCAGGTGGTTGTGGCGTACCTTCTGAATGCTGTGTAGGTGGAGTAGGTGGTGGTGTAGTAGCTGGTGCTTCCTGTCCACGCCTAAGCGCATCCCACGTTAGCTCTTGTTGATCTTGTGGAGTGAACGGCTTATATGAAGGCATAGTGAAGTCAACAGGAGGTGGCATGTAACGCTCACCTTCACCTCTACGCGCCTGCGAAGGCTGTCCGTATTGCTCGGCACTACGTGGCGTAGGTAGTTCGTACTGCGTAGTACCTGCATCATCTACATTGGGTGGAGGTTCTGCTGCTCTACGCTCTAGTGCAGCATCTTGCTCTTCATACATGCGATCGGGTGACAGATAACCGGGGTCGTAGTTAACACTTGGCAGTGTGATGCCATTATCAGGTTGACGCGAGTAGTCATACATCTGCTCAAGCTGCCTACTCTCATTGCGACTAGCAGCGAGCCTGTTGTATTCCTCTGCCTTCTCCCTAATGCCCTGCATGATGTTAGCAGGTGCACCTGTAATAGCATCAAACCCCTTACGCAAGCCCTCACGCACGAAGTCAGTGTTCTTCCCCGGCACAGCTTCATCTACTGTCCACGGTGCAGTCTCAATCATACCACCTTCATCACCCGCACCAACCTCAGCTTCAGGACCAGCGCGGAATATGTCAACACTCAGACCCGGCAGTGCTTGCGGTGTTTGTGATGCAGTAGGCAACTCTAGTCCAGACAACGGGTCAGTCATCTGTGACGGTATGTCATCAGGTGTAGTCATCAAGCTGTCAGCAGGACCAGCCGTAACTGGTGCTGCCGTTGGAGCTTGTGTAGTAGTAGCTGGTGCAGTCTGCGGAGTAGGCTGATTAGCTGCAGCAGTGCTAGCACTCGGCGCAGTTGTTGTAGGCGCAGGAGCAGTAGCAGGTGGCGTGGTAGGTTGAGCAACAACAGGTTGCTCTTGTCCCACCCTCATACCAGCAACAGCACTAGGCATAGTAGCTAGCGGAGCCGTAGCAGCAACACCAAATGTAGGAAGGTTACTCTTTCCGAACACAGCATCCTTGTCTGCTACAGTAGGCTTAACAACAGGAGCAGCAGCTACCTTAGGAGCCACAGTAGGAGCAGGAGTAGCAGCAGTGGGAGCAGGAGTATCCACTGCCGCAGTCTGTGTAGTAGGATACGTAAACGCTGGCAGAGTTCCACGAGATAGCTGTACATGTGGTGCATCACCGCGTAATGTCTCCAATCCTACAGAGCGCAACAACTGCCCACCTTCACGTGAATGCAACCAATCACGCGCTGGCGAGCGATTGAAGTCAAGTGCTGTACCTTGTTGATGCCTGCTCCTGCCCGGTGGTGCTGCCATGAAACCACGTGGACCGGGCTGCGGTAGATACCTAACACCATTATATGTGACAGGAACGCCGCGAGAGTTAGCACGTATCTGCGCTTGCTCATGCGGATCTCGATACGAGCTACTTATACTTATACGCGAACCTGTAGCTTCCTCTGCCTTCTGCATCACATACGCAATCCTGCCGCGCATCTCAGGTGCGATCTTGTCAATCCTATCTGCCTTCACACCACGTGATACGAGATAGTCCTTTATATCCTGCCCACCACCTACATCAGCAGGCGGTCTAGGAGGCGCATTCTCACTACCTTGCTGTGTACGACCAACAGGTGCACCGCTGTCCTGACTACGCACAGTCTCATTATAGTACGGCGATATGTCTTTATGTGTTTGTTTGAAGATTTCATTCGCTGTAGTGTCAGCATCATGCCCAATGTTAATCAACACCCTGCCGCCGTCACGTGGCTTGCCGTCTGGACCTTTACTCAGTGCATCAGCAAGAGGTGCATTAGGATAAACAAGCTGCTGCAAGATTACAGCAGGTCCATCATGCACCCCAAGCTGAGATAGCAGTGCCAGAGCGGGGACATCTCTGCTGCTATTGGCAGTCAACTTTGGAAACTGCGTACCGTTCGCCTTGTTGTATTGTGCAATGAGCTTGTTAGTTGCATCCAAGTTGCGCTTTAAATTGCGTGCAGCAGCTTCGCCCATTGTGATAGGATTAGCAGTATCAGCATCACTAAGATTATGTAACATACGCAGTTCTTTACTAAACTTAAACCAGCCAAGCCGATCACTGCCCGCTTCCGGTGTACTACCATCGTCAGTACCTCCGTTGTTGTACAAGCCCATGAGTGCTTGCAACGTGCCATGTGCTAGACCGTACTTGTCCTCACTAGCTCTCCACGCCTGTGCTATATCAGGAGGTGTATCACCCGCAAACACCGATTGACCTTTCTTAGATGTTGCGCGGGACTGTCTCGGTGCTTGTGGGCGCGGCAGAACACTAGGGTTCTTCCTGCTTTGCGCGCTTAATTCAACAGTCCCGCCATCAGTGGTGTCGTAATCACTGTTCATCAACTCGGAGAACTTGTTAGGATTAGGCCCAACTGTACCACTTGGAGATTGAAACTGAGTGCCGTCAGGTCTAGCTGCAGGTGCAGCAGGTGCAGGTGCAGGCGCAACAGCAGCAGGTGGAGTACTTTGTCCTGTACCTGGACTACGCAACTTGCTAGGCGCTGTCTGCGGGTTGTTGCGTTGTAGTATGTCGTAGTCCTCCAGCCTATCCCTGCGGAACTGTGCATCACGTTCCGTAGTGAACTGCTGCTGGTTCTGTTGCAACTCACGACGCAACGCCTCACTGCGCTCTCTATCCTCACGCCGCATGATCATAGAATAGAACAGCCTAGTGAGCGCGTCATTAGCAGCAGCTTCACGCATTGCTATCTGCGTGGTATAATCAGTCGTTCCACTCGGTATTACTCTAGGCATCGTTGCACCTATGCAGTTTCATCATCTTGATAGTACTCTTCAGTACCACCATAACCACCACCACTACTGCCACCGAAACCTGACACTCTACTACCAGCACCCATGCCGCGGAATGCACTAGCTAGTGCACTACCTGCACCAGCTACAGCATTGCCATATCCCATGTTAGGTGACAGATAATCCAACTCACCACCCTTCTTGCCAAACATCTGTGTAGCAAGTGAGCCTGTGTTGAGCATCCCGGCTTGTGAAGATGTCAGCGTACCAGCATTGTCAATGTTCTCTGGCTTGTAGCTAACATTAGGCATAGCGCCAGCACGTGTAGCAAACAGGTTATAGAGATTAGCAAGGCCCTTATCTCGTTCATCTGCTTCACGTGCACCTGCGCCTCTTGACAATAGCTTCGACTTCAACGCTGCATCAGCATAGGCAGAGTTGTTAGCGACAGCTAGTGTGTTAGCAGCACTCTCGAAGTCCCGCGTATTGCCGCCTGTCCTGCTAACTTGTGTAAACAACCTACGACCGGCGTCATTACTAGCCTGACGCAACCCGCGTGTTTGTGCTTCATACAAGTCAGCAGCATAAGCATCATCAGGCACAGCATTGCGGTTGTTCAACTTCCGCATGTACGTGTCAGCTAGAGCTTCCTCACCGAAACTACGTGCGTAGTTGCGATCTCGTTGTGCTCTAAGCTGCGGCAAGTCATGCGAGAGCTTTTTCATCTGCTCCGCATCTTGCGCCTTCATCATCGCATCAACTGCGGGTGTACCTTCAACTACCCAACCACGACCGGGAATGAAGTGTGTACGCACACCACGTATGTCAGTAGTACCTAGTTGTTGCTCTCGTCTGTTTTTAAGCGCCATAGCTATTGCTTCAGAGCGCTCACGTTCGCGCTGCTGATAGTTCATAATAGCAATAGCCCAATTCATCTGACGGGTTTCTTCGCTTTCTTCAGCGTTGATTAACCCGCCAGCTAAACTAGCGCCAGCACCAGCTAGGCCACCAAACAGGCCCATCATCTCCATGACAACTCTCCGCTGCTAGAAGATGCCTTCGTTAGTCTTACTATCATCTTGCTGTGCTTGATCTTGGAACGTGTTAGCAAGTGCACCTTGACCCGTAGTAGTCGGTGTAGTCTGTGTACCAACACGTGCACGTGCGTTGCCAAGTATGGAGTTGATGTCAAAGAACTGCCTATCTCCAACAGCACCCCTAATGTCACCTTCCAACGTAGTACCGCGTTGTGTAGCATAATCACGCACACGCTGCGCTTCCATACGCGGATCGTAGTCAGTGCCGAAGTCCCACTCAGCAGCAGTGTCAAGAGCACGTTGGCGACGAGTACCAATATCGCCCACGATGCCTGACAACACACCCTGACCAACACCTTGCAGTGTGCTGTTAGCAGTTGAGCGAGATGTACCAAGATCGCGCAGCGCTCTGTCATAGACAGCCTGTGTAGCTTGGCCACGACCTCTAGCTGCATCAAGATCGGAAACCGCATCGCCGTATTGCTGATTGAGAATGCTCTCCAAGATCGGATCATCTCTTGTTGAGCCGAATTGCTCTTCAGCATAGTACGGAGACAGGTCAGAATTGAACGCTGTTCTGTACTTGTTACGCTGTCCTGTTCGTGCACTTCCTAGTATCTCGTCAAGAATGGTAGGTGTGAACGCGCTTGAGTAGTCAGCACCCGGTGTCAGGCTAGCGTTAGCTGAATTGAGCCTGCCTGTGAACTCATTATACACGCCGTAAGGATCACCGCTTTCGATGCCCATACCGCGTAGCCTGTTTGTACCTGCACCGAGTGCAGCGTTGTAAGCAGTACCCCTACCACTCTGCCACGCTGCATCAGAAGCAGCTTTCTCATTTGCAATCCGCTCACGATCAGCTTGTGCACGGCGCTCTTCACGATCAAATTCCTGAGCAGCTTCCCACTCACGAGCTTGTGCCTGTTCCATAGGTGAAGGCTGCGGAGGTGGAACATAACCACCACCACCTTTAGTCTCTAACACACGCTCTTTAACCTTGCGCTTCTTACGTGCGTTGTTAGGAATATCACCAGCGTTGCCAGCATCTACACGCAGTTCACTCGGCTGCTTGTCTCGCTGCAACGCCCACTTCGCTATGTGTGGTGCGATCATCGTCGTTTTCCTTGTTGCTGATGTGCTTCACGGCGATGTAGCCTTGCTTCTTATAACCTAATCTTTCCATTACACCGATAATGCGTTCAACCAATTCAGGCTCTTTGTCATGCTCGACTTGTGTATAAATACGTTCGCAGCCTCTTGCTGTAGCCCACTTCTCAAAATGCCACAGCAGCATGATTGCTGTTAATCCAGACCTGTGTCTAGGTACAACAAACCACATCTCCTGACTGGCTATATCAGCAAGATTATACAGGCTAGGGCGAATACAGCCAACGATATAACCAACAGCTTTGTGTGCGTTGTCATATGCTATCCATGCATTGATGTACTTCCTATCAGGATCACGCACACAACCAGCTACAGCCCGCGTAACTGCAGCCACGTTGAACTTACGACCGCAGCCGTACTCATCGTGGTGCAGTTGCGCGAGTTCTTCTATGTCAACACCCTGTCGAGGTGTTTGTAGTGCTTCGATGTTCACAGCAACATCAACCCATCTTTGGCATGTTGACTTGTATGCCAGCGATACCAAGCAACACAATCAACACCCACACCACGATTATCACCGTGATTATAGCCATCAACACACGGATGATAGTAGTGAACGGTTCACCTAGTGGTATGAGAGCCAACAACTGTTGCGCCCCCCACCACACAGCACCTAGGATGATGAGTACGAAGATCAGTCCTATGACAGTACCGATCATGTCTGCCTCCTACTTACTCTTCTTGGCTGGTATGGCACGTTTGCTGTAAGTCTCAGCATGTTGATAACGTGTGACGGGCGTATCAGGGTGGTTAGCATTGTAGATGCGAGCAGCTTTTGCTTTAGCCGCCTTTCCAGATAGACCACTGGCCCTGAACTTGTCACGCATAGCCTCATACTGTTTAGGCACTTGCATCACTTTCAGCAACAGGCTTCTTCCGTCGCCTAGTAGACTTACGCTTTGCTTTGCTGCTGCGTTTGCCCTTTCGTTTCGACTTTGGCATCTTGTGCCTCCGTTTTCTACGCTTAATGTGCTTCGCTTTGCGCTTAGGCTTGCGCTGTCTAGCGCCTTTTAGGCCCCGCTGTTGCATCTCCCGGTACGAATATCCAACCGACATTCGGTCCCCACGCCCAACCACCACCATCAGGCGGCGGCTTGACTGCTTCAGGTGGGTTAGGAACTTCAGGAGGTACAGGTGGATCAATAGGTGGCAGCACTATCGGGTGTTCTGGATGCGGCAAGTCACCCGGCAGTGTGTGATCTGGATGCGGCGGATCAGTAGGAGGCCATACACCGGGAAGATCAGGCGGTGCAACTTCAGGAGGAATGATAGGACCGCCGCCTACTTCAAGACCGCTAATCCACGCATAGCCGACAAATGTAGCCGGGAATGGTGCATCTTTCTTGTTCTTAGGGTAGATGACACCGTTGAGTGTCACAGGTACGTGAGACATTACACTTCTCCTTCTCTTGTTGCAGTTGTAGGCTTCTTCAGACTAACACCATGTTCCTTGAAGCGTGTTAGTATCTTCTCGTTGAACTTACGCTCGTACTTGACAGGGAATAGCACTTCAACTTCATCGTCTGTCTCGATACCGAGCGCTTGCAACAGGCCACTGCTAACATCAGCTACACGACCTGTATCTTGGTGCGGTCCCCAATCAGCAGGTGCAGCGAAGAACGCGCGTCCTGTCTTGGGTGCATATACAACAGCTACACCGCCTAGCAGCACATCTTTAGGTGTTTCATCATAGTCCCAACGACATGCTACATACGGCATGTTAGGATTGAGCCTACGTGCAAGACCTGTAGTACCATCAGGTTGCTCAGGTAGGAACAGATAAGGTGCATCACTCACATCGAAGATGAACGCTAGCCCCTCATCAGGTGCTACACCTTCATCATAAGGCCCACCGAACCAACTCACTTTACCTGCTATCTTCATTTCACACCTTTCAACTTCTCGCGTACTTCCTCCGGCGTCTCCTTCACGCATAGACCTATGCCACCAAGACGGATTGCGGCACCGTGCGGCACTTGACAATGAGAGTGCTGCGCTGGTCTGATAGCCTGAATAGCTGTACTCTCGATCCATACAGGTGCACCGTTGAGTTGCGTGAGCATGACAAGTACTAACATCATGAGTACGGCGCGGTTGGCGGTGTGAAGGCTGCCCTCCATCGCGCTACGTCGGAAAATCTCACTTCGTCGAGATAACCGATGAAGCCGGGGCCACTGACATACCCGCCGATGGAAAACGGATTGGCAAGAGGAGAGAGGATCGCGTTAGGGAAATTGGCTGACGCCGAAGGGCTGCCGTTGATGTAGAACATAAAGTTCTGGCTGAGTGCGGCACAGCGGACAACGGCGACATGGACCCACTGGTTCGACGGAGTTATGCCGAAGTTGAAACCGTTGAAAATATCCCACGCCGCACCGTTCTGAGATGCATACATTGCTAGGTGGCCGTCAGGATAATCGTAGATGATCCAAGCCCCGTATACTCCGGTGGCGCGTGGTCCGATGATCTGTCCGGTGTTTGCGACGGTGCGGTACATCCAGAAATCAACGGTGAAGTCGCCACTGTACGGACATAGATCGACGGCGGTTGTAAATGGCGTCTGAATGCATGAGCCGTTCGCACCGTCAAAGAAGGCAGCACCCGTACCGAATTTTCCGCCAGCGGTGAGTTGCGCCGCACCGCTCGCGGTGAACACATGCGGTGTTTTCAGCGCAGCGCCAACAGCACTGTCGGTCCAGTTGCCATCAAAATGCATCAGCAGCTTGGTGGCAGCGTCGTTGCTGCCGTTCAAGCTGCCGTAATAAGGGAACGATTGCGGCGTGAAACTTGCGGCCTCGTCGTAGCGGGCGCACGATGAAAACCGCAACTCGTCGATAAAGCCTGCCAGCGGTTGATTTGAGGTGGGCCAGTTATTGCCAATACAGACGCGCCCCAAGCCTGACGACATGGGATTAGCACTGGTCGTCCATGTCGCGTGCTTGACGCCGTTGCGCCACGTTGACCACACGTTGCCCCGGCGCTGCAGTGCATGGTGTGACCACACGTTAACAGTAACGCCGCCCGCAGCAAGGTTGTTGGCGATATCCCACGCCGTACCGTTTGAGCTTGAATAAAAAGCCAGCGAACCTGCCGACTGATAAAATTCCCACGGCGAATAGGTGCCCGCATTGCTTTCTTTGGCCAACACGCATCCTGATGACGTGTTGACGGGATACCACCAAAAATCAACGGTGAAATCCTGTCCCGGCACGATCTGATAGTCAGGATCGTTGGGGTCAGGCGAGATAACATTAGCGCCGGTGACATAGCAGCAGGTGCCAGCAAATCTCTGCCCGTTTGATAGTTCTGTGGCACCCCCACTGACCCAAACACGCGACGGCTTGATGGTGTCAGTGAGTGCGTTGCCAGTGAGCGCGGCACCATACACGCCGTCGAATTTCATCAGCCCTTTGGTGAACGCATCAATGCCGTAGGTCGACGGCGGCTTGCCAAACAATGCTGGTGTGTTTCCCGGCAGCATCAGGCAAACCCCGCCGAGAAGGTGCAGAGATAAACTGAACCGCTAAAGACGTATGAGATTGCATCAGTGCTTCCTGCGGCGGTACTGAGTGTTGGTTTGATGCTGCCGGGAAACCAAAACAGGGTTGGCCAAGTCGTAATTGTTTTGCCGCCGCCCGCTCCCTGCAAAATGTAGATGATGCCCTTCTGGCCCGCCTTGCCATTGACGGGATTGTTCAACGCATTAGTGGCGGCACCTAAAGTCCAGAGAAAATCAATTCCGGTTGCTAGGTCTGGCGTGAAATTGGCAGAGGTAATGGGAATAGGTGCTGCCGCACTCCACACCGCTCCCGGTGTGAGCATCTTTGTCGGTGCACTGTTGGCGACGTATTCGGCGGCGGTGGCGGCAGCAGCCTTGCCATCGACGTACTGCTTGGTGGCGACACCGAGTGCAGCAGTTGGATCGGCCTTGACAGTCAGTAATCCAGTGTCACGAAGGCCAACCAGAACGCCGTCGATGAAAGCACCTGCGTCACTGTAACGGTAAATGCCAAAACCAGACCCAGAGTTGCCGCCGCTTTCAGCTTGCGTGTCAGTAAGGATGAGGCCCCACCGCTTTAGACCCCCAACAGTGCCGTAAAACGCTGCGTTCGTCCCCGGTGACGGCTTATCCAGATTGAATGATGGAGTAGCCTTACTGATCGTCAGATCGCCCGTCATCGTGTCGCCAGCTTTGTCTACTTTATTAGTAGTGCTGGTCGCTATAGCACCTTGCACGAATGCAGTAGTAGCTATCGACGTATCACTGTCACCGGGAGCAGGAGTAGGCGCTGTAGGATTGCCTGTAAACACAGGCGATGCTTTAGGTGCATAAGGTGTAAAATCAATGCCAGCAATAGCAGTACCAACAAACGCAGTTGTAGCTATGCTAGTGTCATTATCACCCGCTGTAGGTGTCGGCGCTTTAGGATCGCCTGTGAATGTCGGGCTGGCTATGTCAGCTTTGAGTGCCAGCGCTGCAGAAGCACTACTAGACAACGCCGCATCAGCAGCGTCAACGTAGTCCTTCCTAACAGCTTCATCTGCAGCGGGACCAGTAGGCAGCTTCAAGTGACCTGTCATAGTGTCGCCACTACGACTTGCGAAGTTCAGCCTATCACGCATCAACAGTTGCTTAGGCGCTGTATCAGCGTCAAGCATCTGCGGTAGCACACTGTCATCAGCGATAGCGACTGCACCACCTTGTGCTAGTAGGTTCCAGTTGGCGCTAGGAGGTGGCGAGTTGGTGTGTGGGTTGACGCATATGTATGAACTACCGCTAGCAGTTATAACAGCGTCGTTAATCTGATAAGCGGTGGCAGCACTCCATGTACCCTTCCACGTGATGCCGGGATTGCCGTCAACGCCACTAGAACCACTAACAAACAAGTTCCAGTTGCTTGAACTACCACTGCCGTTAGCATCTGTGACGTTGATTTGTAGTGTAGTTCCACTGTAGGAAGTGACTTGACCACTAAGCACGTTGTTAGGATTGACAGCATCGACAATCGTCATAAAGTTGCCAGCATTGAACTGCTTGCCAGCTTGTGTAGTGAATGTCTTTGCACCTAGTGAGATCGTATTGGGTGTAGTAGACGTACCACGCAAGGTAGCAGCAGCAGCGGCAGCGTTAGCTTCACTAGTTGCCGCATTGGAAGCACTAGTGGCAGCAGCACTTGCAGAAGCAGCCGCATCACTCGCACTGCCTGATGCACTCGTCGCACTAGCAAGTGCTTGGTTCTTACTTGCATTGGCACTAGCTGCATCAGTAGCAGCACTGCCAGCACTAGTAGCAGCGTCGGTAGCTGATACCTCTGCAGCATCGGCGGCAGCTTGTGCATCATCGACAGCTTGACTAGCGTCGAAGATGAGTTGCCAGTTCGCTGTGTCAGGTGGGAATGTTGCGCTAGATGTGTGCTCAGTTGAGCATAAGTAGTAGACATAGCTATCAACAACTACAATGTCACCAAGTGCGAATGTAGTGTTAGGTGTCCAATCACCTCTAAACAGCGGAACAGTAGCGACCTGTAGTGTCCACAGTGTAGGACGAGCTAAGCGGTCTGCTTCAAATACACCAGTCGGAGCACTAGTATGTTCTACTAAACACCTGTATATGTCACCAGTCTGCGGATCAATAGTACGATCACCAACCAAGTACAGTGTAGAGTTAAGCCACTCACCACGTATATGTGGGATACCCGCCAGTGATAGCAGACTATCAACAGCAGTCCAATTAGCATACTCTAATGTATGCCAACGTGGTGTGTCGAAGTTTACGAGTTTGAAATTGTAGTTAGGAGTATAACCGCGTATATTAGCAACCATCACAGCCACCTACAAGATAAGCGGCCATGAAGCCAGATACAGCATGTCTTTGTATATAAGTACGAGTAGCACAAAAATGGAACTTTGTCAATAGCATATCTCTACCCTCTCACCACTGTTCCTTTCTGATACAGGAAGCTCATTGCGCTGATCGAGAGTGATTGTGTGCTTTCACCTGTTAGTCTAGGTTTAAGTAGCTTGCATCTAACTGGAACCTGCCACAGCTTTTGTTCTCTAGTACGACGACCTGCACCATATACCTGCTGACCAGCACCATACGCACCAGCCTCATTCGGTACGAATGTTATACTGCGTGCAGGCGTGAGTTTGCCTGTTGCAGCATCCTTATAGATATTATCAGCAAACAGGTCCACGTTGAATTGTGCTAGACCATTCGCATCAAGGTGTACGAACCTAAGCGCCTTAACATGCTGACGTTGACCGAAGTCACTCCACGGCAACTCCCATGCGAAGCTAATAGGCTCGCCTTTGTATTCTTCCCAACTGTCAGGTTCAGCTTCACGTGCAGCTTGAAAGCTAGCAGCTACAGTTGACACTGGCGACAGGCACTTGTATACTAGTCCAACATGACTGTCATACACACGATCACCGGCAACATACGCATGACCGCTTGTCCACGACACATAGTCATACATACCATACCAATCAGCATACACTGGCGCATCGAGCGAGCCGTAGCGCATCATGTAGCCTTCAGGCGTGAATATGAAGCTACGACCTTCAAGCGTGTTGCAACCACATGAGAACTTCAACAACTCGCCAGTGCCGCTGCGTGGTTTGGTCTTAAACCGTGACCATGCAGCGAGCTTCAACTGCGGTACGTAGTGATAGATGTAACCAATTGTTGCATCGTTGAGTGGTTTGAGTATTACATCAGAACCGCCGCCGCTCACACTGCCGGGTGTTGTCGCTGACAGGTCTTTGCCAACTGATATAAGTATGTAGTTCTCATTCAACACGCCTCTAACAACACGCCTACCGTTGATGTCTGCTGCTGACAAATTGCCAAACCCTGCGGCACCTGATATATCGACTTGATCCTCTACTTCTAACAAGTGTGCATCGTGTCGCACTATGATGCAATCTTTAATGTCGGCGTTAGCTGCCATGTCATCATCGTAGTAGAAAGGATCATCAATCAACGCACGTGTGTCTTGTGTGTCGAACTTCGGCAAGTAAAAGTGCACAGTTCTGTTCTTGCCATCGTAGAAGCCAAACGACTTCAACCTCATGGTGTCTTTACGCAACCTGCCAATGTGTCGTGCCATCATTGTTTCAATGTAATTACTAACACGCTCAGGCACTACAGCGTTACTAAGCGCTGAAAGCTTTGCACTCGGTACACCGTTGAAATCAACCATGAACACATCACTGCCTATCTCAACAATAGTCCTAGGTGCATTGCTGCCAAAACCATTGAGAGTATCAACAGGCACAGGATCATGAATACCGTCGGTTGTAAATGCACCGTACTTCAACATTGTCGTCGTGGTTGGTGAGATGACAAGCAGCACATCTTTAATCGTCGCAAACCCGCGCACTGTCTGCTCAGGGCTTGCTGCTACTTTCGACATGTTGATGTCAGTGGCGTCGTTAGGTGTAGGTGAAGTGGAGTAGACGACATATGTATCACGTGCAGCAATGCGTACTTCTGTCTGATGCTCTGGCAATTCTACAGGGTCAGTATCATGTACCGAGAAGAACCTGAATGATGACTTGCAAGCATCAAATGCTGGTATCTTATCATTGCTGCCAGCATTGCCAGCGTCGAATGCGTACATCACAATGTATTCACCAACACCAGTGCGAGTGAAGTCAATTGACAATGGCTTGTTGTAACCATTGCTGCACACTAGCTCCTTGCCGAAGATGTCACTTGCAACTAGCTCAGTAGCAGTCCATCCCGGTAGTTCGGCGTTGACTTGAAATGCGATGTTTTGGTCCCATATGCGTTGTGCTGTTTTGAACCTGTCAATGCGTAGTATCTCACCAATGCTCGTCCACACCAGCACGTAGTTGGCGAAGTACTTAGCTTCAATTGGCTCACCACCTAGTGCATGGTTGTCATATACCCAATTCCACGTGATGCTGCTGCTAACAGCAGTGGCAGTTGCCTTGTCTGTTGTAACAATCTCGAAAACGTCGGGGCTGACGATGCGGCGTATGCTGTGTGTGCGGTTGAGTGCGTCTGCTGAGATGCCACTAATGCCACCAGCTACATCTACAAAGCCCGACAGCGTAACATGGCTGCCAGCAGTGAAACCATGTGCGCTCCAATGGAGTGTCAACACATAGCTGTCAAGCAGCGTTTCAACTGTGCCGGTCTTAACGCCGCTTGTTGTAGTGCCTTGTTTGAGCTTCAACCACATCTCATAGCCAAAGCGCGGACCTACACGCCTATCAGTGTATGTAACCATGTTGTCGAACACAGGAGAGAACTTGCTTGTCAAGCTCTGCTCACTGTCAACCACATTCAGCCCGCCGCCAAAATCACGAACAGTGGTGTTGTGCAGCTTCGGTGTAGGCCGTGGCTGTTTAGGCCGACCAAGAGGCTTCAGTGCACGTGACAGCATTTGCACCATTACCACCACCTATTGATCGTAGATTGTGCAGATCTAACAGTGTCTAGTGGAATGTTGAACGTTTGTCTGTTGAACTGACTGAGTGCATCTTGAAACAGGATGCGGAACTTGTCACTGGCACCGGGGTTTGTGCCATCATCTTCTAATACGTCCCAACACGTGCCTAGCAACAGCAGTTGCGTATCCATGTATATCTTGTCGTCATCCTTTTCAAAGTCTGCAGGCTTTGTGCGATATGTGATATACACCATGCCTGTTGTGTTCTTAGGCAGCACCCTAAACCACTTAGCGACATTGCCACCGACAGGCCGGATGCTAGGATACTGAATGTCAACATCGCGTGTATTCATAGGTGCAATTGGCAATGGCTTTGGACTATTCTCCCACATCACTGAATGCAGATCACGCCAATCCATCAGCTTGTTAGTAAGATCACCAGCAATCTCACCACTCACACCATCAAGCTGATACTGCTCCTGATACGTTGTGTATTCAGGTAGCCAGTACTCTCTAAACAACATGTCAAACTTGTGCTGTACCGCTAGCTGTATGCGCGGCTCAGCGTATATCTGTGCATCTAGCCCTTCTACTAGCGCTAAGCGCTGCAACACCTTTGTAACAATGTCACCGAATGTAATCATTGCAAGCTCCCCACGTTATACACGAGCGGCCTGTGTGGTGGACTAACCACACAGACCACTCATGCCCGCACCCTCAGAACTACGCAATAACGTGGGCCGAACCGTGCAGATTGCTCCGGTCCACTGCACAGGAGAACCTGTAGGACCGCACACCATCGGGAGCCAAGTTAGGTGTGTAAGTACCACGAGGATCACCGCTAGTAAGTGTCTGAGTAGTTACACCAGCTACAAGCGCTCCTGCAGTCGGTGTCACATCACTTATCAACTCGTTAGTGATTTGTGTGCCGAGCACTTTGTACGGTACTCCCAACACAGCACCATAACCGACATTGATAGTTGTACCAGCAGTCAAGCCATATGCCACATTCACAATGTCAGCAAACATCTTCTTGCCGACAACTGGCGTAGCACCTGTGAGTGTGAAGCTTTCCTTCACCGCTTGACCGAGATAGTCATAGCCGTAGACAGTGACGTTAGATGTAGCAGCACCGCTAGCTACAACTGTCACGTTACGACCATAACGACCCATCACGCTTGGACTGAAGCCGACTACTGGCGATGAAGTGCCAGCAGCAGCGATTGACTGTGCATTCAAGATACCTGTAGCAAGCGCTGCAACAGGTGCAGGAATGTCAACAGTAGTAAGCCCATCGACGCCTACATCAGCCGCATAGCAACACGCTTCCACACGGTTGTTGATGCGGCGCATACCGGGGGTAGCAACTTGTACCGCCATGTTCGTTATTCCTCTGCATCTTGCACAGCGTTGCCAGCTAACAGCTTTTCAACCAACTCAGGATTAGTCTCAAGCAGCTTGCTAACAACGTCGAGTGCGGTTTTGTGTTTATCGCTCAATGCAGCACTTTGCTGCTGCATTCCAACAGGTGTATCGTCGCCGCCTTCAATCAACAACGGAACGAGATTGCGGTCTAGCTTCATTCGCACCAAGTCCTCGTGTGATATGAACACGCTATCACCACGCAAGGTGCGAACCATGTAGCCTTCAACTTCTATCTCAGTCGGAACAACGCGGAAGCCGATTTCGTCTTTAACAGTGCGATTGACGACTGTCTTACGTTTCAGCGGCTCAATTGTGTACGCAGGGACGGCTTTCTTCTGCTCGTCCATCGTAAACGCAGCGCGTTTGTCCATGAAGCTGACCACGTTCGGCGTTTCAGCCATCTCAATCCTCCTAGTCGTTGACTACAGCGTGTGTGCGGTATTGCTTCCATGTGCAGAACTGGCACTGCGTGATGACGCGCTGACCGTAGCCGTCAATCGTCCAAGGTGCAGTCAGGTCAACATTCTTCATGTTGTTGTCACCGAGGATGTGTAGACGGAGGTAGGTGTCATTCAGGAAGTATGCACGATCAACGGGGCAGCTTTCATCATAGATGATCGGCACACCGTTGTGGCTCACACCGTCGAAACCAAGGTCCATCATACGTTTGCCAGATGATGTATTGGTCAACGGGATGGTGAGCTTGCTTCGCACTGCCGCACGGTAGAGGCGGTAGTGATTGCGCCCTGCAATGATGACCTTCGGTCGCTCAGTGCCTTGCTTCAGGTCGAGCAGCACATCGTCATAGGCTTCTTCGATGTTGGTGCTGTTGAGTGTACCAGCAAAGTCGTAGCTGCTAGGACGCCACTGCACTTCTAATGCTCTATCGACACCAGCAAGTGAACCAGTTGTGGGATCGTCAGGTATAAGCAGAGCAAGTCCATTAGGATCGTTCCCACCACCAAGGCCGTAAAGATAAACACTGAACTTCTCCTTGATTGAGAGTTCGAGTGCTTCAAGCTTACCTTGCAGTAGCTTAACAGCGGCTTGCTCACCTTTGTTCTCATCTTCCTCTTGATTGCTGATAATCACTGTGCCAGCAATACGTGACCAGCGATACTCAAGTTTGATGAACTCTTGTGTCTGCTGGACAGGCAAGCTGTCATAGTAGCTATAGCTGCCAACTGTCGGGTTGCGACCAGTAAGCAGTGGATTGGTGATGTTGTAACCGCTTGGTTCATTCTCAATGCGGTCACGTGCAAAGCACCACGCCATGAGCGCGTTGCTCTGCATAGCTGCTACAATCAACTTCTTACGTGAGCGCTCGATTGTAGTAGCGAGTACGTTTTGCAGTACGGGCATCTGTCAATGTCCTTACTTTTGGTTAAGCTCTGCAAAGACCGCAGCCGCTATATCACGCCAAGGTGCATTAGCTCTGAAGTCTCCGCGTTGATTAGTTGTAGAGTGCGTTGGGACCTGACCGTTCGGCGCTACACCACGCATACTGCCCGGTGTTGTCCTTCGCTGACCACCATTAGCGCGTTGTCGCTGCATTGCCGCCTCAATCTGCGGACGTAACGGTGATGTGAAGTCGAAGCCTCTGCGTTCTACCCAACTACGGAGTTCAAAGTAAGCACGTTCTGGCGTTAAGCCATGTGCGCCCACTAAGTTGCTGATTTCCACACCATGTGTCTCAGCATGAGGATGAGTTTGCACAAACTCTTCCATCATTACTTGTGCATTCTCATTAATCTGCGCTTGTCGTTGCGCGCTTCTCGTCTGCTGTTCAAGCGGGCCTAACCGCCTGTCTAGTTCATTGGTAATGACACGTGCATTGATGTTGGGAACAGCGTCATTACCAAAAAGCTGCTCCATTGTTACGCCAGTAGCTAGCACACGAGCTACTATATCACGCACGGCGTTGATTGGGTCTTTTTCAGCCATAGCACGAAGCTGCATAGCTTCACGTGCCATCTGCGGCGACAGATTGTTCTGCCGCATTACATCGTCGATGCCTTTGTACTGTTGGAAGGTCTGCTGCATCTGGCGGAGTTGACGAGATGCTTGATTAGCCGCATATTGTGCCCGGTTGAGGTTGTATGCGAGCTGCTTTTCTCTGCGCGTAGTAGCAACCACTTGACCATCTTTGCCAAGTAGCTCACCTTTAGGCCCTTTCTTGGGCTTTTCAGTGAAAAGCTGTTCGTCTTTACCTCTTGACTTAGGCGTGTGCCGGTCTGATCCTGTTTCAGTAGTTTCGCCGCCGTCTTGAGCGTCATGCTGCTCACCTTGAGGCTGCTGTTCGCCTAGTGGTTGTTCTTGCTGCGAACTTTCACCCTGATCGCCACCTTCTTCAGTCTGTTGTGGGGCATCTTGAATGCCAAACGACTGTCCTACAGCGTCCATCAAGTCATCTTTCTCGCCAGCCATATAAGCCTCCTACCTAACAGCGCCTTGCTGTATCTGTTGTATGATTTGCGACGCAATGTCTGCAACACTACGTCCACGTGCTAGTTGAATGCCTAGGCTCTGCTTAATCTCAGGTGGCAGACCGTCTATAAGGCGTCCAACTTGTTGAACTATTGTAGCAATGTCATCAACTTGTGGTCCACCACCACCAGCGCCGCTAGTTTGTGGCTGTTGTGCACCCTGTGCAGCTTCCATGCCAGCCATAGCACGTTCATGTCGCTGTGCACCTATTTGTCGTGCTGTTTCGTGTTCTTCAGACGACTGTTGTGCTTCAGCAGGTGATGGTCCTGCACCTTGCTGCATCAAACCTTGATATATAATCTCCCAATCTTCCTGACTGATGATCATGTTGTCGTATGCTTGGGCTAAAACCTTCAACGCAACGACAAGAGCCATCGGTGTAGCCTGTGCGTAGTTGCCAAGTATCTGCGTGATCTGCAGTGCTTGCTCTTTCTTGGCCCTGCTGGTAGGTTTAAGAGTGCTACCGCCTACTACACGCGGTACAAATGTCTTACGGATGGTGTCTGCGTCTAGCTTTTTCCAGTCTTTAGCCTTATCGTCGCCTAACAGGATGGCAACTTCGCTTTGTTCCATGAATTGCATGCACATTTGTGCTACAATCCACAACACTGTGCCAACGCTATCTTCAATAGCGTCCATTTTCTCGTCAGCACGTGTCTGAATTTGACTTTCGTAGCTCTCAATGGCTCTGTTGGTGGTGTTTGTCTTGTATTCTACACCACGTTGCACGCTTGTAACACCTGACAAGCGGTCAATGCTCTCAAGTACAGGCTTTTTGTCAAAAAACTTGATCGCATCTGCGCTAGGTGGCAACAATGGACCGAGTACATCACCTAGTTTCTTGCCTTCTGGCAAGTCTAAGCCGATTGTGTTAGTATCAGTGGTGCCGTTGATGAGTGCTTCAAGCACATCGCCGCTCTTCAACGAGTTCTTATCATACGCAACCTTGCCAGCGGCGAACTTACGCACCTTTGACCACTCATTGTTGATGATGTTGATGTCATCTTGCTGGTCAAGGTAGTAAGTCACTTCACCTTTAGCGTACATGGTGATAGGGTCTGTATGAAACTCCATTGGTACAATGGGGAAGTATTGGTCGATTGAGTAGGGATCGTCCCACACCCAAAGCGGATAGCACCAGTCGTTAGCGTTGTATAACTCAACACGGCGAGTAACGCGGTCCCATACATACACCACCTTTGTCATCTGTGCCGCTCTAAAGCTGCGGTCATCTGCATAACCGTACTTGGCGTACTCAGAGGTCGTGTAGGAGAACAGTTGGAAGTTGTCGGTCTGACCACGATCACCTTGATCTGGACTAATGCCGGCTTTAATGACGTTAGTAGGTGAGAAGATGCTCTCCCACTCATCTGTACCGGGGCGCTTTCTGCCATACTTAGCACGCAGTAGAGATGTGAACATCAAATCTTCAACCATGACCCAATTGCAAGCACCGCTGAGGTCTAAGTCGGTAGCTGTTGGGTCTACTATAACTTGATCTGGCCTACGCACTTTGACCCACGGACCACTTGGAGTGAGCATGTCAATGGTTTCTTCAAGCGCGAGCAGGTTGCCTTCAATCTGTTTAATGTCTTTCTGAGATGTTGCCTTCTCCAACTCAGCGCTCAACTTCTTAATCTCTTCAAGTGCAGCTTCACTGCTGTCATTGCGTAGTGTGTAACCAACTTCAAACCAACCGATGTTGGTAAGTGTAGTGCTGACGATGTTGCGCTTGACCTTGCGTTTGAGGTTCAATCCCGGCGCAGTTTTCTTAGCTGCTAGTGTGTTGACGAGCTTTTCAACGACGCGAGCTTGCGGTTCGTCTGATTTATCTTCAACTGTGAACTCAGCGTCGGGGTTCTTTGTGAACAACATAGGAACAAGGCTGCTGATGTTAGCAAACACCAAGTTCTCAGTGCTGTTGAACGACCCTTGTAGCGGTGTGCCAGCAGCTTTATCTGGAGCATCATCACGGTGTGATGCATTCGTGCGTGTGTGATCGTGTCGGTAGTAGCGATATGCTTCATTCCAAGCGTCCATGCTCTTATTCATAGACGACTTGCCTTGATCGTATCTACTACGCCATAGTGGCCCACGGTGTTTAGAGACAGGTATCTTGCTCTCACCGATCACCTTGTAGATGGGTTGATCTTCAACACCAGCTTCGTCAGGCTTCATCACCGCATCGTAGTTGTTGTACGATGGTTGATCTGCAGGTTCTCCTGCCTTTCTGTTGTATTCCTCACCTACATCATAATCATCAGCCATAGCGGTGTCCTAACGGTTTGTCTCTATCTCTATTGCGCTCTTGCCATAGCATCCACGATGGAACGCGCTCAGCTTCAGGTGTGACGTACTTACCGATGTCAGGCATGTCGGTGAGCATGTAGCGTGTCATGTCCATCGCATGATCGTTGCGATCTATTGGCTTGTCTATTCGTTCACCTGATGTTGACTGCTGCCAAAAGTATCCGGCCACTTCATCACACCACCAGTCGAGCTTAGCGTTAATAAAGAGGCGTGGAGAACCAGCAACACGCCTGATTGGATGAAGCAAGCGGCTGTTAATGTTGAGATAGCTACCAACCTTGACAATTCCATTGGCGATGTCATTGTTGCCTCTCTTCATGTAGATGCTGTCGTCCTTGAACATATCAGCAATCGTCTTGCCAACGGTGCGTTTGTTCACAGTGCGACGACCGAAGATGCTAGGATCAGCTTGTATCTTGTGCATATCTTCGGGGATGAAGCCCCACTCATCGCGTATACGACGAATGGCTGCAATCTGCATGTCAATCGGCATTTCCTTTTGATGAAAACCATCGCACATGATTACATGTTGCTCAGGTGTTACAAAACCTAGCGCATAGCAGCTAGCACGCGCTTGACCGTAGTCGTAACCTTCAATCCAATTCGGCATATAGTGTGTTTCATGATAGGCGTCGAGCAGTGCGTGTATCTCTCCTTCTTGCAGTGTATGTACGGCAATGTCGAATTGTGGATAGACAAGTCCTTCATAAGCGACCCACTTGCCAAGTAGGAAGCGATCACGCTGCTGACCGCTGTACATAGTTTCGAGAGTAGCGATGAAGTCGCCACCTTCAGCTTCATGTACGTGTCGTAGCTCATACGTTGAGCCTTCAATCACGTCTATTAGCAACTGCGGCTTACCATCGCGCAACACTGGCTTGCGGTCGATGTCACGTGTGCAGATTAAGTCCTCTGTTATCACACCTGTGGCGTTGTATTGTTGCAGTGGTCGGACTAGCTTGGTGTAGACCCAATTGCCTGTTGGGTTGCATGTTAGCATCATCCATCGTGGGCCAGTAGCAGGCATATTAGGATTATCACCAGTATAACGAGCGCGGCCACGTAACCTTCCGAACAAGTCAAGAAAGTCTTTATGTGTAATCTCCGGGTCCTCGACTTGATCGACAATCACCCAATCAAACGTCGCTGATAGTAGGTTGCTGCTACTGCTCTCCGTCTTTGTGCCCTGCTGCGCTATATACCTGAAGTATATCACAGTGCCGTTCTTCAGGTGGCAGATGTTGTCTCCGTTCTGTCCTGTTGAGAAGCTGACAATCCACTTCGGCGGACACCACTTGAGAAATTCTTTGCGAATAGTGTCATTGAGCTTTGGATATGTCGAGCGTGATATAAGACCCGTCGAACCTGGATATAAGTCTGCCAGTTGTAGCGCCTTGATAACAGCGGCAGTAGTCTTACCGTTGCCAAATCCACCTCCGTATATCTGCACCTTTGCTGTTGATGCAAGAAAACGCTCCTGCAAGCTGCCTTCTTTCAGCAGCAACTCAGGACGCTCAACTGCGTTGGCTGTACGTGCTCGTGCCATTACGGTATGTTGGACTCCACCCACGTAGTTGCACCCTTGGCAAGTCCTCTGTACACGTTGCCAGTTGCACTATCTACTTGCAGTTGACCTGCGAACAGTGCAGGAGATGCAGGGAAGCCACTAGCTGACGTAGAAGGTATGCAGTAGCTAACATCGACATCGCCTGTAGTATGACCATTGGCTTTGATGCCTTGTCCGTCTTTATTCGGTACGATTGCCATTGTTGCTGTCCTTTATCGGAGTTACGTCGATTGCTGGCATTTGCTTTGGCTGAGCTACTTCACGAATATGACGAATGACGAGGCCACCTTCTAGTGAATGCCTGTGTTCGGTGATCTGCTTCGCACTAAAGCCGCCGCGGTCTAGCATGTTCATCAACACACGCGCACGTGTAGCTGGCTTGGTTTCTTCATCTTCAATGATGTCCTCAAGCCCGTCAAGCATCCTGCCGCTCATATGATCAATGCGCTTCTGCACATCGTCTGCTTGCATTGCAGTGATGTTGTCTTTCACCAACTGATCAAGCTGTGTGAACAACTGCAAGCCTTTGATCATGTCGATTTGTGATAGCTTCAAGCCAGTAGCGTCGGCAATCTCTGCGTCGTTAATGCCTAATGTAAAATACAGCCACACAACACCTGCAGTGGTAATGGCTTTAGTATCGGCAGGAAGATCAACCAAGCCTCTGCGTACAACACGATTGTTGCGATCACGACCACGGATTGCAGCTTCGCTAGGTGCTGTGCGATGGCGTTTAGTTTGTTGTTGTATAACAGCATCAGGTGATGTTGATGGAAGTATCGCTTGTCCAGTACTTGCATCAATCACCAAGCCGTTAGCTAATGGCAGATCAGCCACGCTTCTTGCTCCGTGTGCTTGCAGGGTTAGCTGTACGTGTGTTGCCTAAAGGTGTAGCTGCACCCTTCATCGTCGGACGCGACAAACGTGGCATAGGCACATTCGCATTCGGGTTACCTGCTGCACTCTGCATCAACGCAGCACTGACTAAATCATCCATTGTACCAGCCCCACTCGCTGCTGCACCCTGCATGGCGGCTGATGGAGGCATACGTCCTCTAGCGGCTGTTGGCATGTTTGGCACCTGTTCTGTGTTTGCTGGTTGACTTTCTGCTTCGTCTGCAGCGGCTTGAGGTCTGTAACTCGTGGGAGTTGCGCCGGGAGGGAGTGTTCCTTCGTCAATTGTGTCAGCCTGTGCAGGTTGTCCGTCCCCGCCATCGTCGCCACCATCGTCCTGCTCCTGTTGTGCTTGTGCAGGTGTTTCTGTAGCTTCTTCTGCTGCACTGTCACCAGTACCAGCTTGTGTGTCTGCAGCTTGGTCTAACCAATTCTCTGCAGCGCTGACAAGCTGATCAGGCTGAATGTTAACACCTAGTTGTTGCAACGCTGCTGACATCTCATCAGGTGACATCTGCGCTAGCTGTGCAAGGATGCTAGTAATATCACCGCCGTTCATACCTTGCGTCTGCTGCTGTAGTGCTGCTAACACCTGCGGCGGGATTTGCATTTGCTCTGATGCTTGCGGAAGGTCGGGCATTGTGTTTGTTCCTACTACCTACTGCCGGGGCGTTGGCTCTTCGTCGCTCATTGCGCCGCGAACAACGTCTGCGTAGTCGTTGTTAGGCATCAGTTAATCGTACCAGCCTTGCTGCCACCACCGTTGCCGCTCTTGTCAACTGGATATGGATTAGGTGCCCACGATGGTGTGAACTGCTTATCAAGGATGCTTTCATCCGCAGCAGTTGTATTTCTGTTGATCACCACAGTCTGCTGAACAGGCACTAAACCGCCCATGTTCAAGCCATCTGCTTGTTGGGGCTTGACTTGTGCGATTGTCTCTTGTGCGAGCGACGGAATGGTTGAACCTGTCAGCATGTCAGCTAAACGTCCCCAATGTCTGACACCTTGTGGAGCCATTGCGCGTGCAATAGTACGCAGTGTGCTGTTAGGCTCATTCAACAGAGCATAGGGCTGAGCATGAATGTTGTCCCAAAGACCGGCCCAAGACGGCATGGTAGTACCTCCTTATATTAGTGGTGCTGTGATAGGAACTTAACACAATCTGTTGATTTATGTCAATAAGGCTTCCCGGCCCGAAGGGCCGGTTCGCTGTTTGTGCCTGTTAGTACTACATCTGTTCCATCAACAACATACAACTACTAAATCACACCCACTTGCATGTGTTTTTCATTGTGTTATACTTACACTGTTGTGTTGCGTAGTGAGTGAAGTGAGTGGTAGTCCAACTGCTCCTGCTTGTTGTCTGTTAGGTCCAACTAACACCAACGACAAGCAGGGGCTTTTTTTATGTGCTGTTAAGTAGCTATAGTAGACCTGTGTACTGTGTATATAACAAACAACAACGGCTGCTATACAACGAACACAAACAAATTGAAGCTGCTAGGGGCTTGAGATAGCGACCCACCCGCCCCCACGCCCGCCAGCCCTTTCAAGCCGCTTTGGGAATTTAATCCTATTCGCAAACGCGATGACTGTATTCCTATAGGACAGAAGTCACAGCGCTAGGTGCAATGCTGGCAGCGGCTACTTCAGCCCACAACACAAGCCCCGTTGATTGGCCGTGTGTGTGCTTTGGCTATGGTGTGCAGTGTGTTGTGTACTGTGTGCACTAGGGAAATAGTGAAGCGGATGCACGTTTGCCTAGGTTGCGTGTGTTTTTCAGTGTGTTATGATGTTTGTGTGAATGCAGTGACTTTCCGCCCTCCACAAGCGGGACACTGAGTTGTCTGATAATCAAATCAGCTAACACCGCGCGCGGCATTCCGCTGTGCGTTTAGGTATTAGCCAAAACATGAGGACTACCACGATGGTACAAGTTACCAATGAAGTGAAGCGCACCGGCAAAATCTGGAAAGAGGAACCGGCAGCGAAACCTAACTACACGAGCATCGGTGCAGACCTGATCATGACTGCTGTAAAAAAGCAGGAAGCAAAGACAGGTCAGCTATTCATTGTTGCAACACACGGCAATGAATTAGGCGCACTTGCTGTAAAGCTTAAAGCAGCAAGCAACGATGAGAGCATTCGCGGTATTTGCACCGAATACGTGAATGCAACGCCAGAGGGCAGCGCATACGTGAAGCGCCAGCAAGAGTTGGTTGCACTTGGAAAGCTCAAGACCAAGAAACAACGCAGTGAGATGGAGATGATCAACACTCTGTTGAGTGCATCTAGCATCTTGCTGCAGCGCTCTTGCGATTGCTGGTTAGGTCTGAAGCGGTTGATTGATGCGGAGTGCAAGTATCAATTTGATCGCGTGACAGGCCCGACAGGTAGCAACGTGTACACACTGTACATCTGGCGCGACCTACCCGATCAGCGTGAATGGTTGACGTTGAATGCAAAGCAACTCGCAAACGCGGCGAGTGCAACATTCAAACAGGACACACCACCCGCTGACATTCGCATTGCATGCAATGAGGAAACTCAAAAGCAGGGCAAGGCGAATGAGGTGAAAGCCAAGGGCAATGGTGAGGCGTTGCCAGCTAAGTCATTGTCAGCGGCATTCGTTGACATTGATGCGAGCCTTGTCCGGTACGATAAGGACAACGGCACGTTGTCAGCGGGTCCGAATGCGACACATCAAATGCACATGGTGTGGGCGCGAATGGATGCGATGATGTCAACCGAGCAAAAGCAGAAAGCGCGAAAAGCTTTTGCGGCTGAAGCAGACAAGCAGGCAAAGAAAGCCGCAGACACCAAGCGCAAAGTTGAAGCGCTGAAGAAAGGCAAAAAGAAAGTTGCCTAACATCTAACTAACGACAACGCCGCCAGCCTAAAAACTGGCGGCGTTTTTTTGTGTCTGCAATATAGGAATATAAGTCTGTACTGAGTACAGATATTTATTCCTATCACGTGCACACACGAGCACAGCGCACACAGCCAGAGGCGCGATAGCGCCCGCCAGCTCATGT